CCAAGTACCTTGAGTTGGCTTGCACCGTGACGGTTAAAGGCTTGCACTTGCTCACCGACTTTGGCGCCAGCGGTCTCAGCAACCGCTAGTCCAAATATTTTTTTGTTGCCATTGTTGCCAATGACGCACCATACTGCGCTATTCATGATTACTCCGTTTCGTTGTCTAGGTGAGGACTACCCTCACAATTCCAGTATGCCCGCCCGCTCAAATTGGGTTGCATACCTTATATATATGCTATGGCGCATAGCCCTGCCCCATGCCCCATAGGCATAAAGTAGAGACTATGCAATCGGTAGCACCAGAGCACTGCCAATGCGCATGGGGGATGCGCACTGACAGTGATAGTGGTAGCCCATCGCTACACTCTGGCTTTAGCCCTGTCATTGGCTAGAGCACTCTTGAGTTCGTACACCAAGTCGCTAATCAAGCCGACATGGTTATGGTCAGGGTCATAGAACTCCTTGACCCCACTGTCCTGCACACTCTGCCAGTACTTGATGGCTTTGTGCACCGCTTGGCGGTTCATGACTGCCCACCAAAGAACAGGCTGTCCATCGCTGCCTTTACAGCATTGACTTGCTTCTGCTCTGCCATTTGGCGTTGCACATTGGCTTGGAACTGCTGTTCCTCAATGGCTTCGACATACGGTGAGCCACCCTCATCATTCCAAGCAAAGTCAGGGCGATAGTCAGCCATAAGGCGTACTTCATACTGCTTCTTGGTCTTGTTGAACGCAAAGTCCCAAACGACTGGGTATGCGTCAGCGTGATAGTTGAGCATCATGGCAATATGAGACTCAAGCTTCTCTTGATAGTAATAAGCACGGGCATAAGCAACTTTGCGTGAGCCATGCTCTTTGACTGGGAATGTGCCTACCAAGCACCATTCGCCTAAGTTGCTGAACGCGAACTGCATAGCACCATCAATGGTGTCACGCATCAGTTGCTTCTTGCCAACGCTTCGTTTGGGCTTACTTGGGGGCTTACTAACACTAAATTGATGGGCTAACATGACTATCTCCTTGTTTTATCGGCAACAGATGCCGTGGTGAGCGGAATTGCTCACACTTCAGTTTGCCCGACCGCCGAGTTTGGGTCGGTATGGGCATTGCATAAGCACTAGCCGCCGGTGCATGGGAGTATGGTATCCACACACGCGACGACTAGTGCCATTGGTAGTGGCTATGCGCTATCGGCCACTATCGATGTAGATAATCCATGCGCCGACAACTAGCACAAGAGTTACCCACCAAACCATTACTCATCTCCTTCCGTTGGGTTGAGGAATCCATTGGGCTGATATTCCTTGATTGCCTCAATCATCATTGCCCATATCTTTGGCTGTGACTGCTTGAACTTAGGTGCAACAATCTGTGCCTCGCACAAGTGCATGAGCAAGTCTCTCTGCTTGTCGCTCAGTACGCCTATGGTCTGCTTGATCCTTGTCTCTGTCTCATCGTCAAACATGAGGTAGAAACTGTGGTCAGGCTTGTCGGTGCGCTCAAGGGTTACTGCAATGCCATTGGGGCTGGACATAGCAATAAGCGATGAGTTCTTAAACTTGGCATGCATAAACAAAGACACATAATCAGTGGCTTCGTATAGCGAGCACACAAGAGCCTTATCGCTAAGGAACTTGAACATATCTGTGGCTGAGTGCACTCCAACAGCAGGTTGCATACGAGCATGGACAGGGTCGCCACTGCCTACGCCTATGTACTCTGCCATTGCAGGGCCTACAACCTCTATGCCATCGTCAGGGTCACTGAACTGCCCCTCGCTAATGATTGTGCCAACGCAAAGCATTGCCTTGACCTCTGTGTTCTCTGCAAGGAAATCGTCAGTCATTTGCCGTGACTCACGCATCAGGCGCATTTGCAACTCTTGCCACTCGCTCTTGATGCCTGAGAAAGCGTCTTTGACAACGTTCTCTAGTTCTCCAAGCACATCGTGCTCGTCTTGCTTACTCATCTGCTACCTCCTTGTAGGCGCTTCATTAGTTTCTCTGCATCCTCAACATTATCTACGCGTACAACCCTGTGCTTGCGAGTAATGTTCTCGATGTCTTTTAGCAAATTGCGGTTGGTGTGACCTGAGTTTACGCCTGTGACATAGCCATCGCTAACCCAAATAAGTGGCTGTGAACCACGCTCTCTGAGTGATGCGGCATACACAAGTGCAGGGCCATCTACAGCGTTATCGCCAGGTACTTCGGGCAGCCGTCTAACCATGCGACCCTTCCTAGCAATAACCCATACATTCGGCTTGTCGGGCTTGTTTAGTCCGCCTGAATACATGAGCACAGTTGCACCTGCTGACGCCTTGAGCAAACGGTCTAGGTCACTTTCTGACAAGTGCATAGAGCCTGATGCGTCAATAACAACAACACCGCCAAGCGCTTTGGTCTTGCGACTAAACACACGCTTGTCGGGGTCACTAACCATGCGATTAAGGTAGCGGATTTCTCTGCCACTGTCACTTGCGATAGTCCTGCGACCCAACTTACCTGTGTGGTTGATGCTTAGTTCTGGCTTAGAAACAACAAGTTGCTCCCAGTCGCCAACTAAGTCACTGTCTTTGGGGTATGCCCTGTGTGGTGACTGTGCCTCTGTCTTGGCTTTCCTTCTGCCTCGTTGCTCATCAACCTGCTCGTTGGACATTCTGTCAATGGCTTGTACAAACCAAGACCAATCCTTGATAGCACGCTTCTGCTGCATCTTGCTCTTGCTGTTTATCATCGTAAGCCTGAATACAAGGTCATAGTCATACATGTAACTAAGCACTTGGTTCTCAAACTCCATAAGTTCTGCAGCCAATGGCTTGTCTGCAACATTGCGCATCAAGTCAATAAAGGCTTGAGTACCAGCATGGCTAATCGCAGACAGAATGGCAGGCTTGGGCGGGTTGCCTTCGCTAAGCACACGTGCGAGGATTGTGGTTTCGGTAGTGCCAATGCTTGGGTCTTGCCTAAACGTATGGAAATGACGCGCATTGGCAAGAACACGGCAAGCAGTCTCTATAGACACTTCCGATACTCCCCAACGCTTTGCGTATTTCTTGGGTTCTGGCAAGTCATAGCGACTGCGTATGAGCACATACCTGCGTAGTGTCTCTGCAACATCGCTATCACCAGTTGGCGCCTTGACTTGGTGCTTCTTCTTGGCAGTTGTGCTAAAGGTAACACCTACCGAGTCGATGGAGTATGCCTCTCCATTGCTCTGATAGGTATTCTCCTTGAGCAAGGGCCTGTCAGGAAGCACTTCTGGCGCAACAATATTGCGCTTGGTGCTGGTTTGGTTCATTAGAATGTGCTCACATTCTGAGCAGACTCAGGGCGAGAGATATTCTGCACTGATTCTGACTGCGTGATAGCCAATGCACCAACGATGCTGTTAGCAATGCGTGGCAAGCAAACACGGGCAGATGCCTCTAGGTTGCCGCTTGACTTGAGCAAGCCTGCAAATGCAAAGAATGAACGCAATGAGTAGCGGTCTGCGTCATCACGCATGGAGTACTCAAGTGCAATGTCTCGCAATTCGGCTGGCAATGCTGCAATAGCATCAGGATGTGGTTGCTCAATCTCTACGCGAACAACAAGACGGTCAAGAACTGCAGGAGACAGGTCATCTGGCTCGCCGTTCATGGTTGCAACAACGCTAAAGCCCTGTGCTGGGCGAATGATTTCGCCAGTTTCTGGGTGCTCGAACGATGAAGATGCAACTGTGTCAATGATTGCCATGAGGCGTGCCTCAATGTCACCGTTCACACGATTGATTTCGTCTACAACAAGACGACCACCTGTACGCCATGCCTTGATGGCTACGCCTTCCTCAAAGCGCCAGATGCCGTTGTCGTTCTGCTTGTACTTGCCAATCATGTCGCCGTCTGTCATTTCGTCTGTGCAGATGAGGCGGTACGACTTGCTTGTACCGAGGTGGTAGTTGAGACCAAAGTAGGTCTTGCCTGTGCCTGGCTTGCCGTAAAGCAATACACGGTCTAAGCCGTTAGCCATTGCAAAATTGGCTGTCTCCCAGCCAGTAGTAAGGGTTGATGTTGTCATTTGTTGCCTGCTTTCTTGGTTAGTGATTTTGTGATAAGCGCTGATATTGCATCAGCCATTGAGCCAGTTCCTTCGCCCTGTGCTTCCACAGTGTCTGGGTCTTGCTCAAACCTTAGGAATGTTTGTCGTGAGCCATGCTCACAAGCACTTGCAAATACGCGAACGCGCTTTCTGTCTTTGTGCTGGCTAGGTGGAATCTCGTTGCCATCATCATCGTCGGATAATGGCGATGCCCAGCCGTAAGTGATAACAGCAATAGCAATGCTGTCGTACTTGGACAAGTCAGTAGAAGCATCTTCGCTGCTCAGTAACTCATACACATCGCTGTTGAAGTCAATGAGTGAGTAAACACCCTCTTCATCGATGTGATAAAGCCTTGCATTTGAGTAATTGGCTTCGTGGTCAAAGGCTGTGCCTTTGCGTTTGTCTTGCTCGAACAAAGCACTTTCGGCTTTGCTAAGCACTGTGTTGGATAATGACATGGTGTTGTCTCCCTGTTGGTCATGGCGGGCTGAACTGCCCGACACACCCAGTCTGCCCGACCGCCGAAATCGGGGCTCCCATGGACAATGAACATGTCTTAGAAATAGAAATACCCCACGGCATGCGGATACGCCGTGGGGTACTTAGGGTAATTGGTAGCTGGTAGGTGTTACTCGGTGTCCTCCTCTATTACTTTCTGAATCGATTCCATAATCTCTAGGTATTCGTCTGGCTCGTGTTCTCGCAGAGCAGTTGGTAGGTAGTCGAAGTCGAGTAGTGCATCGACCAGTCTTTGCTGCCCACCGGCTTGCCCCTCGTTGTACTCATCCTCTGTTAGATAGTTAACATCGGTGGTGCCATCCTCGAATCGAATGATAAAGAACACGTGGTTGTATGTGAATGTTGCAGTGATTACGCAGCTTCTTTTCTCCGGGTGCTCTGATGGGCGAACCTCACCTGTTGGCCCCATCCATGCACCAGCTCGCACCATGGTGCCAATCTTGCCATTGACCAAAGCATGAGCAACAGCTAGCTGCTTGTTTTGCAAACCGTCGTAAAGGTCTTCACCCTCACCTGTTAGCACAGCTGAAATTGCGTCTTCCTCAAACGAATCGGTGCCGTCACGATCTGCAGTTGATACGACTGCCCATATCTGACCACGTGTGCCCGGATCACCATACTTATCGTTGATTTGTTCTTCTACTTGCTTTAACGATTCGATAACAACATCAATTGCATCGCTGATTATCTCTTGAGTTACATCCTCAAGAATTTCTTTTGCTTGCTCGTCACTCATTGCTTTCTCCAATCTGAAGGCGGGTTTGCCAATTCCAGTCTGCCCGACCGCCGAAATCGGGCCGACATGGGTATTACTTTTCGATGTGCTCTCGCGAGAACTCACCAAGCAACTCGATCAACCTTTCCTCTGTAAAGTTAGAGGCAACTTTGATTGCTGTTTCTTGTGCTAGCTCTCGTGCAGCTTCACTCTCATTGGTCAGTGACTGAACCAGTAGTTCCTTGAATTGTTTTTCTAGCAGTTGCATTGCTTTCCTCCATTTCTGCGCCCACAGAACAGTGAGCTTTTGCGTTGTAGCATATCGGCGGATACGTCCTGATGTGCGTGGTAATCATCTTCTTGCACTTAGGACACACCCAATTTGTTTTCATGAGACCAGCTGACACTCACATTTCTTAACGTAATTACGAGGAAGGCCAGTCAGGATATCAGTACTCGTGTAGTAGTCTTGTGTCATTACCCACACGTCGTTGCCCTTGTAAGCCCATCGTGAGCCGTCGTCCCAACCACTGCCCTTGCATGTACTGCAGCTAGGAACACCCTCAACTGCTTTGTTCTTAATCTTTCGAATCACATCCTTAAGCCGCGCAAGACTTGGGAATGACGAATCATTCTCTAGCTTGAGCAAAACCTCTTTAATGTCGTCCGCTTCCACTTGAAGCAGCAAGAACTCATCTTTAGTCCATGCATTCTTGACCGTGTTCCTGGCGATGTTTGAACTTGGGAACAATCCGCAGATACGGTCGATCAACAACTCGATATGTGCTGGTGTCATTTCTTCTTCTTTCTAGACTCGACTTCCTTGCGAAGCACTGTCACCACGTGAACGAGTCTGTCGGTTTCTGACTGTCCTGTATACACTTTTTCTAAGTATCTGATTGCATCTACTAATACCGCTGTCGGGATCATGATGTTGGCCACCTCCTAAGGCCGAGTAACTTTAGTCGCTCGTTAGCTGTTTTCCCACCCCAAACACCAAAGGCGAGCATATTGTCTTTGGCATACTTCAGACACTGGTAGGTGACCGGACAAGTCCTGCAAATAGCTTTGGCAGCGTCAATGTTTGGCTTGTTGTTTCCTCTAATAGAGAAGAACAGGTCTGTCTGCCCCTTGCAAGCAGCGTCCTCTTTCCACTCGATAGTCCTATTACTTAGTCCCCAAGAGCTAAGAAGCTCAGTTGACACAAGTTCCCTCCTTTGTTTGTCGGTTAAAGGATTCTTGTTTACATTCCCCATGGGCTAAAGCTATTGCCCGCAGCTTCGTAGACTGCCAAAGCCGCCACCAAATTCACGGTGGGGTCTAGTAGGTCTTTGCAATTGTTCACGATTCTTAGGGTCTGCAAGTAGCCTTTTGCTGAATACCTTGACGGCTTGCACCAGGTTGCGTCGTTGATTTGAAGCAACCCGTAGTCCCAAGACCCGTTCCTGTTCAGGGTTGTGTTGAGTGCGTTCGGTCTGCATCTCGACTCCCTGTGCATGATGTAGTCCAGCGTCTTTAGGTTCCGGACTTTCCAGCCAACAGACACCGCATACTCTCGCCATTGTGGACACAAACCTTTGCTTTTGGCAGCGTGTGCATGTCCACTGGGGAGTACTGATGCCAGTACAACCGTAACTAAAGCTAGTAGTTTCATTTGACTCCTCCAAGTTTATCAAACTAAGCCTGCTTTTTTTAATAATTGCACTAACGCCTCCAACGTTAGTACTGCGTATTGGGAGCTGGCACTGCCGTGGCCGCGTCGCTTAGCCACGACAATACCAAACTCTGCCCCTGCATTACCCCTCTCAACCTCTGCTTCATTGAGCCAGCCTGAGAAGTTTAACGTCTTGTGATCCTTGCATTCCCACACAAGCTTTTTGTTGGTACCTGCAATATCACCCTTGTCGTGTATCCCGCTGAGTGTGCGTCGTTCAACATTTGGATAAGTGTCACGTAAATAATTTACGATCAGCGTCTCGAATGCTGTTCCTTTAGCTTTGCTCTTGCTCATACAACCTCAATGCGTGTACACACGGATCTCCACCGTCGTCCCACTGTACATTCTCCTCGTCCGTCATGGGAAGACCATCGTGAGTGGAACAGACGGGAGACGAACAATACTTACGCTCGACTCCGTACTGTATCCACTCGTATATATCCATTAGAACGGATCTTCAGGTGCCTGTGCAACAGTCTTGAGTGCGGTGATTACGTTGCTAGCTTCACCCATAAGAATCTCGCTGACAGATTTAATTTCTCGATTGATGATTGCACTTACGTAGCTGACACCCTCAATCTCACTCATACCCTTGCCACGAATCAAAGAGCGGATAAGACCAAGTTGCTTCTCTGAAGCTGTAGCACCAGGGTTCTTGATGCTTGGCGCTGGCTTGCCAACCTCTTCAGCGTTGAATGCTTTTTTGACCTGCTGGTAGCTCTGTGATGGTGATGGAGCTTTTGGCATTGGCACCTCAGAGCGCTGCACTTTCTCCATCTCCTCACGGCTAGGACGTGAGCCCTTAGTCGCATAGCCACAGTTAGCCAGTCCACGCCCGATTGCGCTGGTCTCTGCGTTCTCGGCATGGCTTGTTTTGTTGACAGGTGATGCACCACGGATCTCTTCTGCGTATCCGGTTGCAACAGGACGATCATCTTCACGGTTGAAGTAGATTTCAGCACGCACAAGAATGCGATTGTCGTCGTAGTAGTGGATTGATGTGAGGATGCGACCCTGCTTGTGGTCTTCCCAAAACTTAACGAGCCGATCTTCAACGGTCTCGTAGTCTGCGAGGTTAAACATTGGCATTACTTGCTCCTTTTTGTTGTTCTGATTGTTCTGTATTCGGTTTGCTTGATGAACTTCTCCGCCAGTGCCGGATGCTCTGACTGGAATCTTGTTGTGTCGAAAGATGATTTCTTGGATACTTTCCACGTGACCACCTTATCGCCATTAATTGAACCAACCTCGCAACCCTCAAGCGCCATTGCGATGGCTGTCTTAGCTTCTTCCTCCATAGAAGTTGCTTCGGCTTTCATCTTACGTGCTGTCTCTAGTTGATCCAACACTTCGTAAAAACTTTCAGGCAAATCTTTTGTTGCTGAGTTTGCTGGGTTAAGAGCACTTGCATTCTCGTAACTCATCTGAGCGTTTGGTGGTACAACACCTTGATCGATGTACCCCAAGAACTCACGGCAAGCTTGAATGTGATTTTGTTTCTCATCTGATGTGACAATCTGAGTGTAACGATGGAACTCAAGCGAGCTATCCAAGATGCCCCACTCAACACGGTCGGAGTCAGCACAGATTGCCTGATGGACTCCTTGCCAGTACCACATATCTGACAGTTGACCTGTCCACATTTTGTTTGATGTTTTAATTTCAACTGGAATTCCGTCGGGTGTGACCCCGTCAAGGGTGGCAAGCAGGCGAACCGAGTTGTCGTCCGTATTAAATGCGTACAAAATTTCGGGTGCCAAAACTTCGACTCCCTCCATGTCGGCGTACCACTTTAATAGTGTCGGTTCGAATCGGTTTCCGCGTTCCATCGCCGCGTTCGCTTGCTTCGGTGTTGGCGGGGTTTCCGACAACAATTCAATTGCAAGGTCGGCTGTCGTCATATACGGGTTTTTCCCGTGTACTGCCGAAGCAACCGAAGCGGTTATGCGTGAGAAACCCTCTTCATCCTTCCAGCGTGCTGTCAGCCACTCTTGGCTTCCGTGTTCGGGCTTGTTTACCGTGTACCTGAATCCGTCCATTCTTTTCTCCCTTTTGTTGTTTGTTAATTACTCTTAGCGACTGGATCATTGCGATTGGAACGTGAGTCACGTTACCGATTGTATGCACCTTTGGCAACTCTTGTAAAAAGAATGTGCCACACAAAGTTATGTAGTGTTGTTGGCAGCCAACCCAAACATAACCAACCGTAATCGCTATCTGATCCTCTGGTTTGTATGTTTCCGTTTCCGTCCAACCATTAGATGCGTCATAAGCGTCACGCCAAGTCACCTCTACAAGCGACCATGGTTCAAGTGACTCTACTTGCTTGTCTATTGATTTGATTCTCATTAGTCCAACCAACACGTGTACTCGGAAGTCACACGTCCTTTCTCTGGGTCTACGAAGTGGAGTCTTTGCGATGGTTGACCTACTGCAGCAATAAACGCACGAGCGTATTCGTTGTGTGACTCTGGTGAGCCTGACACAAAGATACGACCGGCGTTTGCCATCGTAAGCGTCATCGGTGTATGGAAGTGTCCCATGTACACATCTTTGAATTCGTCAACCACTCCGGTTGACCAAGCGTTGCACTTACGCAAAATTCCAAACGCTGGTGTGTTGCCACCAAAGCTGTTAATTTCGTCGCCGTGTACAAGTAACGCACGATACTTTCCAACCGTGACTATCTGGTGCCAGTCGCCAGACTGTTGCCAAGTCACGTTCTTTAGATTGGCTGTGCGGTCGCTTGTAATCTTGTAGGCAACACGATCAATGTTGTCTCCGCCAGGCATGTCGCCTTTGCGCCCCAATCGACCGTGGTTACCGTACTCGCATACAACGTGAACTTTCTCAAAGTATGCAGAGAACGTACGAACCATCGTTTCCATGATTCGACTCACCTCGAACAGCTGTTCAAAAAGATGCGCTTCGATTTCGTAGGCTTGGCCGGGGAAGATTGACACTCCCTCTACCATGTCGCCGCCGAACATAAGCACACACTCTTTTACAGGGTGATGCGCACGCTGGATATCAGTAAGTTCAGTAACTTTTCTTGCAAACTCTTCCATTCTTTTTGAGAGAGTTGCGATGTCGTATGACTGAGTCTTCTTTCCACACTGCCAATCGGTTGCATGAACAAGAGCTACCTCAGCCTTTGCTTTACGAGTATCCTTTTTTGGTAATACTGGTGCTGCTTTCGCATTGCCAGTAGCCAAAGCCGCATCCTTTGCAGCACGATAAACCGCATCAATGACACCTTGAGACTTGATCTTGGATCTTGATTCAGCAAGCTGGCTTGTTTTAAGAGCACGCCTAAGTTCTGTAATTTCATTCTGCAACTCTACAGACCCTTGGAACTTACTACTCATTTTTGCCTCCATCTTTGAATGGTCATTACAGAAATTTCTACGCCTAAATCTTTAAGCGCTCTATGTATAGCTCCTGCTGATAGACCAGGATCATCCATTGCTGACATAAAGTCTTTGTATGAATCTGGATCTAATGTTGTTTTGATTTTTTCTTGAGCTGATGGTGTTCGTTTTGTTGATAGTGCTTCTTTGAATTTGCTCATGTGCTTTCCTCCTGTTCAGACACGTTACACCACGATTTAACAATATGCAAGCATTGGGGAGGTGAGCCCTAGTCCGACCACTAGGGCCACCTCAACCCACACACAAGGGAAACAAGGGAGGAAAACCTTGTGCGCACTTTTAATTTAGCACAGAGTTGTGCTTAAGCCTGCTGACGGGTTTAGCTCAGCTGGTGCTTGGGGTTACATTCACACTGGATTTATTGAACTATTGAGTGTGTGTGCTTCCTCCGCCCCACCCCCCGGCCTTCAGTCAATCACCAAATTTTTTGAATTGCAACTTTATTTTTTATGCTGCTCAATGTGGTTGGTCAAACGCTCTGAGACACCATCAACTTTGTCCTCTGTACGGTCTTGTGCCCGGCGCATCAAACGCAACATTGCCATGACTGTGTCATGGTCTTTCTTGTTCTCTGCCTTAAAGCGCTGTAGCACTATGGCTAAAAGAGAAAAACTACCGCCAATACAAGCAACCCAAATAGAGGCGATACCAGCATCCACATCAAGCAGTCTTTCCTACGAAGCGGATGTGCCAAGGCTCTGCTCCTTTACCGTTTGCGTCACCTAGAACTTCATGCGAGAACCCAAAGCGCTCTTCATTCGCCAGTAGCCAAGCAAGGATCTTGCCGTTAGCATTCGCCACATCGACCGCAATGCCGTAAAGATGGCGCGATCCACGAGCTTTGTCGTTTGCCGGGTCGTCATAAGGGGTGGCAAGGATTGCCATACCTTTCTTTAGGTACCATGTTTCGCCGTTCCAGTTTTTTGTTGATGCACCAGGAATGGGCTCCTTCTGGTAGCGTTGGCGAAATCCTGCCTCCTGCTGTGCAACCGAGCGAAGCGTGTCACCGGCTGAAGTCGGTTTTAGAACTATGCCTTCGGCTTTAGCCGCCAAAACCATCTCTTCCCATGCCGCTGCTGCGCACTTTTCGAGCTTACCTCCGCCCGTAATGGGTGCGACCATAGCTGGTGTAATCTCAGAAGGTTTCTTGCCTTTAAGATGTTCACACCAGCGAATTGGCTTTACAGGCCAGTTGGGCTTTGGCATTATTCAGCCTTAGGCTTTGGAGCTGCGGAACCAGAGAATGCAATTTCAATTTCCTCTTTGGTGAGTGATCCGTCAACACTAAAGCGCAAGAGCTTTTCGATAACTTGGGCGCATGCCATGATTCCGGCTAAAGCCGCAGACTTCCATAGGTCTACACCAATCAATGCACCACCGGCTACAGCGGCAAGTGCGCTTGATCCGAATAGTGCGAAGATGCGGAAGATGATGTTTTGAAGCTTTGCCATGTTCAGTCTTTCTTGGAGAGGGTTAGTGACGAGTGTACCAAAACGGCTATTCCAGTGATGAGGGTTGCCTGCCGTAGCGTTGGGCCTGACAGGGTGATGAGAACCATGCCAGTCCCGGCCCAAGTCCAAGAGTTGTCCGCTAGGTAGTCAAGAATCTTTTTCACTAGTTCTTGATTCTAACACCAGCCGCTGCGAGGGTTATCCCCGCCGTAATAGCCACCAATGTCCGTCGTGTGCCAACCGGCACATTAGAACCAATAGGGACATAGGTATCTAAACCGGATTTGAAGATGTCGATTTCATCCTCAAAAGCTTCACGTACTTCACTGGGAGCTTCCTGGACCGCTGCAATCAGTTCTTCTGTCTGCTCCTCGCTTAGCTTTTCCACATCGAGAGCTTGGAATATTTCAGCTGCTTGTTCGCTGCTAACTACAGCAAGCACTTCGGGAGATGTAGCAAGCGCTACTGCTTGTTCTTGTGTTGGCTCTTCGGCAAGGATTGCGTCAATTACTTGTGCTACCTGCTCTGGTTCCAGTTCGGCTAGGGCTTCGACGAGCTCTTCTACGCTATCGGCTTCTTCAATAAGAGACGTGACCTGCTCTTCTGTGAGTGGAACGTCTGGCTCTAAATTTGGCTCTAAATCTGGAGCGATGGTGGAAGTGGTCGTTTCCTCGATAACCTCTGGGTATGTTTCTTGACTTACTTCAGTTGTTGTGGTTGTTTCTTCTGGAGGCGTCTCCTCTTTGGTGGGCTCCTCTACTACTGTCGTTGTGGTGCCTGTCGGCACTTCGACAATCTCTTCAGGAACGTAAGGCTCAGCGGGTTCTGGCTGAACTATTTGAGGCTGTGTAGATGTTGACGACTCTGGCGGTACTGTCGTGGTCGGGACTAATACTGACGATGTTGTTTGCGGTAAGGAAGAAGTAGAACTAGTTGAGGTAGCCGGTAAAACCGTCGTACTTGTCGTTGTAGTACTTGTCGTCGACGAGGTTGTACTGGTCGTACTTGTCGTCGTTGTCGAACTCGACGTTGAGGTTTCTGGAACTGTCGTAGTAGTCAGGACTGTGGCAGGGACAGTCGTTGACGGAACAGTAGTAGTACTTGTCGTCGTTGACGTCGTGGATGTTGTTATAGATTCCCATAAAGACAAGTTGCTAATAGTCAGAATACCAGGTTGACAGCAAGTATCAATAGAATACTGCCGGAACGTAAACACATCACCCTCGTTGACGGGGACGGACTTGGACCCTGTTGCGTTGTTCTGTTGTGTAAGCAAGGTGTATGTGCCGTTGATCCCGTATTGCGGCGGGTCGTATACCCAACCATCATTGGTTTGATATTGCCAAGTGAAATCAACTGTGTCCACATCAGCAGGGATTGTGGTCTCAATCTTCACCCAATGCGGTTGACCAGCGCACCCACCTTGGTCGGGCCCGCGCAAAATTATCTTGTTGCTAACCACTTCGTATGAACCCGATATTGGACATGACTTGCTAAATGTCCACTCACCAACATCATCTGCTTTAGCTGGCTTGGCGAATAATGCAAAAACTATTGCTGGGATAATTATCAACCAGCGAGAATTTACCATTTTCCTATTGGGCATACCGCCGTGTCAATTTTTGTTTTAATTTTCATAAAACAACCACACTCTTTGCATTGTTTTGTGATGCCCAGAAACGAAGGACAACCCTCACATATTGAGTATCTTTTTAAAGATATTTCTGTGTCAACCCTGTGTTCACGTTGTATGGCGTGCCATGGTCTGGCAGTTCCCATTCTTAGTTTGTGAACTTGATACGGGGATAATTCCTTATTCTGCTGGGGCATGGAACTCAAACCCATCATAAGTCCAACCCGAAAGAACTTCTCCTGCTAGAGCTTCTGGAACTGGAACAATCTTTGGATCAGATTTCAAAACAATGTTTAAGAACTCAAGGCTAACTTGGCATGTTTGCATCCAAACAACCTCACCGTCAATAACAAAGGCATACCAATTTATTGGTGCATCTTTATTAAACGGTGCTTGAGGATACCCCTTTGGGGAGACTTGTTCTTGTTCTGTGTTTGACATGGTCATCCTATTCTATCGATTAACAGGTTCCGTCGCAAGCATACCAACCACCAATGCCTGCATTACAACTTCCTGATCCAGAACCACCCGTACATGGTGTTGAGGCTGGGGCATAAACATAAATGTCATAGCAGCAGACCTGGTTTGGTGCTCCGCACATTCCAGTACAGCAACAGTTTCCACCTTCGACTTGCGTGTATTGGTACACACATGAGCAGGTTGCTGCCGCGTTGCCAGTTCTGGTCGCTGGATCGGAGTTAGTAAACCCAGCTTTTGTTGCTGTAACCGTCACGGTGGCTGATGCGTTGGCTGCTAATCCGGTTACGGTCAAGGTAGAAGTTGTTCTTGATATTGAGCCAGCAGATGTTGATATCGTGTACCCAGCAGATGCATCATAGTTGTTGATAACAACCGTAAACGAGGCATTGCCTGCCGAAGCTGTGGCGAGAACAGGGGTATCAAGCTTTAGAACACCAAGAAGGTTTGTGGCTATTTGACCAGTAGTGTACCTATTGGTCCGTGGCGCCAAAGTTCCACCGCTTATTGATTTACCACCAGCTGTGTATTTAAGGTAGGACGGCACTTATAAACCTTATGCGATTACGTTAACGTACCCGCTAAGGCAAATTACGTTTGCGGTTGCAGCAAATGCTCTTACCGTTAGAGCCGTAGCGTTACCCTTGATTAGAAGACCGGGAACTATTAAGTACAGACCGTTTTCAGCCTTAACTGTGTATTCAATGTGGTCATCAGGAGAAGCCGCACCACCCCACTCAATCGTCAGCTTCACGTCAGATGCAGAAGTGTTTACTGCATAAAGCCAAACTTCGTGCAATGTTGCAGCTGTTGTTGATCCAGTATGAATAAGCGTTCCTGCTGTAGCTGTGGCAGCTACCTTGATTTGCTTTCCATCTGTTGAACCGCTTAAGATTGATTTAGTAAATGTTGCCATATCTGTTCTCCTAAATTGTTGTTAACTACTAAAAATTGATGCTGCTAAAACGAACTGATCATCATGAGCTATTCCACTTACTAACTTTGGTGCGGTCACCGCTCCGTCTTGAATTTTTGCGGTGATAACAGCATCTGTGGCAATTTTTGCTGCAGCGATGGCTCCGTCAGCAATGCCAGCTGCTGGAACTTGCTTCCATGAAATACCATTAGTTGCAGCTGAATCGGCCACAAGAGAGTAGTCGTTTGTGCCAACAGCTAGACGATTGAGAACAGAACCATCTGTTGCGAGAATGTCACCCTTGGTCGTTAAGGTGGATACGACCTTGTTAGCTTCGTCTGCATCAACAGCAGTGAACACTGGGTAGCATGTTGCTCCTGCAGAGTGGGATGATGCTGTAGTTCCGTCTACACCGCGAGTAATCGACGAAAGTGCTCCCGTAGAGCGCGATCCAACAAGAACTTTTTCTTCGGTACTTAAACCCGGATCGATAACCATAAAGAATGAACCGCCAGATGTTACTGGCCAAGCTGTTACTGTTCCGGTCAGGTTAGCTGTGGTATCGCTGGAACTAATTGAAGACGTTAGCGTACAAGCCGCTGATGCCCCTGAATATGATCTCCTAGCTGCGTATGCCATTTAGTCTCCTAACAAACAAATATAGCACTATCTTACACTACGCATGATTACGACACAGGTTCCGTTCCAGTCCCAAGAGTTATGGTTGGATGCAGAGTCAACAGGCAGCCATCTAACGTCCTCGACTATTACGGGGTACGAAAAAGCGTTCTCCTGATACACGACAACACGTGGATTTTCTACCAAATCCCTAAGGTATTTGAGCTCCTCGTCTACGTCTATCCAATATTCGTTTCCACGAATGTTCAGCTTGTGATGCAAGAGCAAAGGAACAGAAAATATCTGAGAACGTAGCGGAGCCGCGTAAGCCCTACCCATCCACCTTGTCATTACGGGCCCAGCAGAGCTATCAGTTGCTGACCTGAATAATGCAACCCTTACTTCAGCCTCAAATACCTTTTCCTCATACCCATCAAACGTTGACTCAAGAGATCCTTGTATCGTTTGAGAACCGATGTTGAGAAAATTTCCAGAATCCGCAGCCACCGAAATAGCGACAGTCCCGCGCAACGGTTCGGTACGCAAGTCCCATTTAGGAATAAACTTTGTGTCCGGTACACCCCAACGGTAAATACCTGATTCCAATGTTCCTGAAGCGACTTTGCTTGTTGGGTGTTGACGGTATGCGCCAAGACCTGAAACAGTGAACACTGGTTTGTTATCAAACTCATGGATGTCAACAACAGCACCCTGCCCTGTAACCATCAGGTCTGAGGCATAAGCAGGCTGGTTGACGCTGACCTGTGTGGCTATATCCAATCGACCAATGCCCGTTGAGGTGGTGTCGTAGTTCGTCCAACCGAAGTACACGTATTGCCCGATAGCAGCGAACGCATTAACAGATGTACCAGTCTCAATCAGTGGACCAACGACAAGGTTGCCGTCGCTGTCCGACGAGCAGAACCGCAACCCTGTCGTTAACCCAATAACCACGTAACCGAGGTACGCATCGATTGTGGTCACAATTTCGCCCATTGGCAACTCGGCTGCAACCGTAGGGATATCTAACGCTGTGCCGTCGGCTTTAATTGCGGTCTTATAGATCAGGGACTTGTTACCTGCATGGCCTGCACAATAAATTTGGTTTTGTCCACCAGCAAAACCAACCCAGTTAAAATCGGTGTTCGGATGGGTGTACAACGCTGTCGGGTTGTTTGCTGAGGAACCTGGGGCTGTACGGATATTCCAAATCTTGTGTTTTTCTGCGCCTTGACCTGCGACCATCAAGCGTCCACGGACATAATCCAACACGCCAGCCTCAATGCCGGTGATGTAATTCGAGGCAGCAGAACCGCCAGCATCAGTTTGATCTATGTTTCCGTCAGCGTAAGAGAAGAACACGTTGTAACCGTCAGAGGTGATGCTGTAAAGGTTTGACGCATTGGTGCTAGTTACCGTAGTAAAAGTTGAAAAGTCAGTTGTAAAGCGAACCGTTTGTCCATCAGTGCCATAGATACGGTTAGATGCTGTAGCCATATATAGGTTTGTGTTCGCAGAAGAATACGCTTGTGCAGTGTCAGGGAGCAACGACAACTTGCCACGATCCCAAACATCTACACCCTTGCTAGAACGGAAACGATACGCCTCAGCGTCAGCAGTATCCGAATACGTTTGACCTGCACCGTAATGCCAAGACGACTGCGATCTACGCCACAAACCCTGCGGGTTGATAGCCGACTCACCAGGTTCAGCAGATTGGTCAACCGAGTCACGAACACGCGCATCAAACTGTCGACCAAAATCATTTGACTTTGTATCGATCATGTACGGTCTGCCGTTAATAGCAACCGGGAATACAAATGGGACAACCTGTGTTGACCCAGTACCAGTAAAGAAAGATGGTCCGCCCAGGTACGCAGTAGTGAAATCTATGAGCGGAGTCACGCTACTTCCTCAAATTTACAGGATATAGTCTCGCAAGTTTTGCAGCCTCAGCAGTTATTCTGTCTCGACGAAGGCGAAGTATATTGCCAAAAGAATCACGCATTGCCCCAGGTGGAACTTCATCGGAACGACGAGTATCACCTTGTGACTCAATAAAGTTTCTTTTTACTTCACGGACTGACAACATGCGCGACATTACGCCAAGCTCAAGAATGTCCTCCATGCTTTCTGGGACTTTTGCCACAGACTGGATACTGTCTGAAACAGATGACAGTCTAACGAATGGGGACTTGTATCTAACCCTTAGCGTCCCAGACATGACAAGCTCGTCAAACACAAGTGAAAAACCTGATGGGAAATCAGAAGTTGGAAGGTCTCTTTGTAATCGAACCTTTCTTAACACTGGGAAATCGTCGCTCAGATAGCGCAAACGGACATCAATCAAATCGATTATTGAAGTTGCCCCTGTTATGTTTATCTGCCTGTCAGAGCCGTTGTACTGGATGTTTAGTGTGTTTACATAAAACAAAGAGTTAAGCGGGCTAGATAGATCATCAATATCCTGATTTAATGCTTCGAGCATCTGGGCCTTGGGAAATCTAGGATTGATCTTTACTATGCTTCCAGCAGAGTGAGAAGTTGGTGTGGTCCCTGCATAGCCTCGCTGAACATTAAGTGTTTTTGAAGCGCCCAAAGCCTCCCAAATGTACATTAGCTCTGAGCCAATCTCGAAAATTACACCAGTCCTCAAGCCAGCAAGGTCGTAGGACAAAACGATAGATGTGTCTTCACTATTTATAGATGTGTGTAGTTTGTTTTGTTCCTCGACAGTTCCGCTAAGAAGCTGTCTGTTTACACGCTCAAGAAGGGCATTAGCGGTTGACACTTAGCAATCCCATTTCTTCAAAGCCAATGCTTTGCGTGTTGGTCTCCCCTTGGAATCTTTCATTGGCCCAGGCATGCCGCCCATACGCGCACAAAAAGATTTGCGTCGAGCGGCAGCCTTTGGACTTTTTGCAGCTTGCTTTGCAGACACGGGAGGTTTAAGGTTCATGCCCTGCGCTTTTGCGGAGGCACGACCTTTAGCATTCAGGCCACCCTCAGGGTTCTTGCCTTCCTTACGCTGCCATGCTGCAGTTTTAGCCATTACTTTTTCTTTGCTGCGTTCATGTTGTCGACCATGTTTGGGTACGGCCTACCAGCCTTTTTTGCGGCAGCCTTCGCAGAAGCCTTCTGTAATGGAGAAAGCTTCTTAGACTTCTTGGAAGGATTTTTTGTGTCCCAAACAGGCTTAGCCATTACTTCTTTGTCTTACCCTTCTTCATCATCATTGGCTTGCCAGTCTTCTTTGATTCTTTCTTTGCTGCCTTCATTCCCGCCTCCGTGTATGCGTATTCTTTTTTTCCTACTTTTGGCATTGCTGCTCCTAAATTGCCACCGTCTTGTAGTGGCTCTTATTGGGAAGTATACCAGTTTGGACCTGCCAGCTTTCCGAAGCTCGCGCCTCTACGTTTGCTGCACCGTCAATCTGTTTTGGTTGTTGACCGTTCATCCGCATTCGCTTGTATGCATCTAGGTCTTTTGAAAGCGTTGTCTCTCGCTGCTTTTCAGAAGCAGTGTGCTCACTAACTCCAAGCTTTACGCCGGATATTTTGCAAGCAAAACAGCCTTCAACATCGAGGTTTGGGTGTGTCTTTGTGTGGATCATGTTAGATATTCGGAATACCCAGCTGCGAGTAAATCCGTGTATTCCTCCTCTGTGAGTGTGTGTACGTGACCACCGTGGTAAACCTTTTCAACTACGCTGTAGTCGCTTTGGTTTGCTTCTGTAAAAGTCGCGTTAGTAAGTTTGTACACATTTACGCCACGAAGTCCAGGACGGTAGAACCTCGCCAACCTGTTTGCAATTCTATCTCCACCAACGAGTTGAGTTGGTACGTCATTTCGTGTTGGTGTCCTAAACATATGAAACTTGTACCCAACTGCATTACCAACAGTTGATCCGACCCCAGATCCACTAGCCGTTCTTGGAAGTAGCTCAATGGATATGGATGAAGCTGTTCCCTCTCCAGAAGCAGAAGCTGTTCGTATTGCAACAAGCCTTCCAGTTGTTGCCTGTGATCCAATGCCAGATCCAGTTGCTGTTCTTAGGCGTTTAACAAGTCTTACTGCCGAGTCTGCTCCAAGTCCACTTCCAGTAGCTATGCGTAAATGCTTGCGCAGGAAGACTGCAGAAGATGTTCCAGTTCCAGAGCCAGTTGCTGTTCTAATAACGAACAAGAATGGGTCGGCTTCTTCCGTAGAAACTCCAGATCCAGTCGCTTGCCTGAAAAGTATCTCAAGATCCGTGCTTGTGGATTCACCAGCAAAACCAGTTCCAGTTGCAGACCTAACAAGACCACGTATAAATGTGGATGACTCTGTTCCAAGACCTGAGCCTGTTGCTGTTCTTGCATAGTAAGCAGGTCCAAGGTAGAACCGACCACCATTAAGGAACGGGAATGAGAAGTCGGTGACGGCACCAAGACGTAGTTGTGTTGGACCAGAAATTACAATCGTGTAATCACCAATAGCCGAGCCAGTTGCAGTACGCAAAACAACGCGAGTTCCAGAACCTGACTGTGTTCCAGTGCCAGAACCAGTAGCATTCTTTGCTTTTGTTACGAACCCAGGAGCAACGTCTGTTCCAAGACCGGAACCACTAGCAGTTAGCTGCCATATTGGTGCACCAAAGTAGAGACCAGTAGCTGGCCTGTACGGTGATGAAAACTTTGTAAGCGTGCTTTGAAAAGCAGGCACAGGGAATCTCCCTACCTACTAGTCAAGCGAAAGTGTGAGTGATGTAATTTGGAAAGTGTCGCCAGCGGTTACAGCGGCAGATGCAGAAAGTGCACCAGTCCACAAACAGTTGCCAGCAGTCGAAGCATCCCACATTGACCAGTGGGTGTAGGTTTCAGTTGTTGAAACGTTTGTCCACTCAACAGTTGCGTTTGTAGCAATTGATCCAGATGCGGCAGCAGCCCACGAAGTTGCCTTGCGGGTCGCTTCAGTTGCTGCGGCAGTAGTGCCAGCTTCACCGGCATCAGCCGTATGCAACTTCAAGTATACGGTGGCAGGCATGCTGTATGCAGTCTTGCCGGTAATGTGCTCAAGGATTTTAAGTTCTGCGTAGTTTGAGATTGACATATAAACCTTTCGTTCTTATGTGATTATAGCAAAGCCCCCCCGCGGGAAATGCGGAGGGGCTCTGCTTGCTTACAGCAATGTAGTTAGCTGCTTAGCTTGCGTTTGCACCGATTGATGAGGATGACTCAATGCGACGCAACGAAGCTTCGCGGAAGCGGCCGTAGCCACCAAGCCAGTACCAACCGATTGGGTTGAAGCGCATGAGCGAGTCAACCACTGGACCACGACGGATCTGTGGTACAGGACCATTGCCATCAACAAAGGAGTAAGCCTTTGCCAACGCCTGACGACCCATGATGTAAGTGTCATACACGTCGATGTTTCCGGTTGAACCAGCACCGTTGGATGCGTTTACGCGCACCTTGGTACGTGGGGTCTCGATAAAGCGCACCGACTCGAAGGTACCGATTTCACCCATGTAGATGTTGGCGGTATCAACTTGTACGTGTGGAGCGTTCCACGATGCGTTTCCGGTCTCACGACGGAGGTCGTAGGACACGTCTGGGTGGATGAATCCGATGTAGTAGCCAGACCATGGGCTGACGCTTGCTCCACGAAGAGCTGCTGTCACCTTGCGAACGTCGTTCGCTTCGATGATGTCTTCAGCTTCGATGTCTGTGCGTGAGGTTTCATCGCTTGATCCACCGCCACCGTAGATTACGTTGGTTCCGGCAGCAAGAACTTCACGAACGATTACGTCCATGCTGTTACCTGCGTTGTAACCAATGAGGTTAGCTGCTGCTGCGTCAACATCCAAGAACGCGGTTCCGCGCAACTTGGCGGTCGTGTTCACGGTGTTACCGTATTCGGTGAGGGTTACAGTCACTTGACTGTCGCCCATTGCTACTGGATCAACATCGCTGGTCTCAGTAAGTGGGGTTGTTGCGGTTGCGAGTTCCGAGAAGATCGTGAAGACGACCGAGGATCCTGGCATTGTCTGGTTGCTTGCTTGAACGTCAGCTGCCTGATCGAACAAGAGTTCTGAACGAAGGGCGAAATACGCCATCCGATCATAAGCTGCCTGGTCAACACTGAGTGACGACATTTGGGTATAAGCCACTGTATTTCCTTAATTGATAGCCCAGTGGGTAGTGCGCCCGGCTGGGGAATTTAGAATTTGGATTTTGCCTGTTCGGCGTTGTACTGTGCCATGAGTTGATCCAACTCGCCTGGGCTCTTGGCGCTCGCCATTCTGGCGGCCCAGTCTGTGACTGGCTCGAACTTCTCGCCTGCTTGAGATGCACTATTCACCCGTGCCCACGCCTGCTGTTCAGCTGCCTGGACTTTATCCTGCTGGGGAGCAGGTTGGATGAGATTTGCTTCTTGAGCTGCTGCACGAATTGCATCTGCTGACAGCTCTCCGTCGTAGCCCTTGACGAAGTACTTTGCGACTGGAGCGTTAAGATCAACGCCCGCCTTCACAAAGGCCAACTCTCGTGCTGCGGTTTCAAGTTCCTTGGCTTTCGCCTCGGCTGCCTTCAACTGCTGTTCCACTTTGCGCAATTGTGCGCGCACTGGATCTCGTGTAACTTCGGTCTGAACTTCGTCCTCGAACTCTTGCATCGAATCTGACATGACCCACTCCTTCTGCCCACGTTCTGGTTGGAGGTTCCAGACCGGCTGCAAATCTCACCTCTTTTTGCGTGTTGAAGTCGAGGGACTCTCCAACAGGTATCTCAAACGAGATGTGCTTAATATATCACACGCATATTAGAGCGTGTCAAGGATCTATTGAGCTTTGCCGACTCCGGTAGTAATAGAACCAGAAACATCACCAGCTGACTTAGCAAACGATCCGCCGCCTTTGAATTCTCCAACTCGTCGAGCCTGACGCTTCTTGATTTCTTTTTCTGCCTCTGTGTTAAATCCAAACTGAGAAGCAATCACATCTTGCTCGCTAATGGCTGTCTCTCCAGCAAACTGCTGAGTCAACTCACCAAGCCTTGAGATATTTCCAAATCCCTTTTGCGCTTCTGCTTCAGTAAAGCCTCGCTTGGCCAGGTCTGTGGCTGTGTCTACCGTCAACTGCATTCCAGCGTTCTCTAGTGCTGCAGCACCAATGCGCGCTGAACGTTCCTGCTCTTTTAGGATAGGCAATGCTTTTTCTGGGTCAATAAAGTAGGCAATTAATTGGCCCTCGCTAACACTAAATAACCTTGACATTTCGTTTCTTACCGACGCTGGAGCATCTTGAACAATGCTGCGAGCGTATTCAATACGGTCATTAAACTCCCCAACGCTCACATCATTAGCAATCAATTGCGCAAAGTCAGATGGCTTGTCATAGAAACTGTCTGGGATTCCGTTGGACCTCATTGTCTGCTTGAACGAGTCTTCAAGGGCGATGTATGTTGCCGGGCTCAAATCTCCCAACCCCTTTGCACGACGAGCCTCGTTACCAGCAAATCTTTCTTTATAAGCATCTGTTTCCCTGATAGACATAGCCAAAGCATCTGTGTCCGTGTAGTCAACCATGTCTGACGTGTAGTTGCCCCACACCGTGTCAAACAAGGAGTCGAGCTTGTACTTGGCAAGCAAAGCTTTGATTGACGCACGAGCATCCGTCCTCTTTGCATCCAGATCAACTCCATAGTTTGGGTTGTCTGGCGTCCTGCCCCATGGGTCAAGATCTAAGGTAGTTCCGGATGGCTTTGGTCCCAAATCATCGATTGGCTTATCACCGATTGGCCTAGAAATTAAATCAATACCCATATTCTTTGCAAACTGCTTGCCCTCTTCAGTTTGATAGTAGGCAGCAAAGTCTGCTTCAATTTGGGCTAATGCTTCAGGACTAAAATTGACGCCGTCAAAACCCATCATTGACATTATTTAACCTCCCCAAACATCCTAAGCAAAGACGTGCCGATTGACATTGCTTCTCTGTTGGCCTTCTTTGTCATGTGGTATTTGTATCTTTCATCTGTCTTAATCATTGTCTCAACGTCAGAAAGGGACATCTGGCCAGATTCTGCGCTGCCAAGGACTTTGGCATAAAGAGGGTTGCTTAACTGCACCGCTTTTGGGTCCAGCTCAAGTACTGAAGCAATACGGTTTCGATAGCCACTAAAAATGTCCTCAAGACTTGATCCTGCTTCAATCCTCTCGCGCAAGTGCCCGTACATACCAATAGCCTGCTGCTTGGCTGCGTTTTCAAAAGAGTCCTTTGTCATGACCACACCGTTAACTGGCTGTCCAGTAAGGACAGAAATGACCTGCTTCTGTAAGTCGGTCGGAGCATAGCCATAATTTCGTGCGATTGTCATCAGTTCATTTACGCCGCTAGTGCCAGCAATAGCTGATTCTCCAGGCATTGTTGCCGATGGAGTTGTAACAGCTTCGCTGTAAACAAGATGCTCTAGTGAGATAGAACCAAGCTGGTAACCCTTACGCAAAGCCTGTCCGGCAATTTTGTCAAAGGCTGTTTTGCTTAGCTTGAGCTCTCCATATGTAGCAGCAAGTTGATCCGACAGATCACCAACCTCTTGCGCTTTGTCTGTTTCGGCTTTTAGCTCAAACTCACGCTGTGTTTTAGATGTGGTTTGATAATAGGAAGTTGCCGCAAACTTGGCATCCCACGCTTGGAGGCCAGCTGCAGACTGAAAGTCAAACTGCCTGTTCTCTGGTTTCTTCTTTCCATCGGCAACAACTGCTAGAAGCAGGTCGACAAGATCCTGTCCAAACTCTGAAACAAGCTTGGCCATATCCTCTGCATTGCCGTTTACAAGCCCCTTAAACGCAGGGTAACGAGCAATAAGCACTTCTGCTGGAGCTGCAGATTTAATTGGTGTTTCAGCCATTAGATTGAACCGCCGCCTTTAAACATTCTGTCGAGAGCCAAGCCAAGATTGTATATTGCGCCTTCTTCCCCAGATACCTGAGCTACGGCTTGCTGTGCAGCTGTGTCAAGACTCGGAGGTGACTCGCCACCAGCACCACTTGTTTTTGCGTACATAGCACGAACGGCCTGGAATGCAACCTTTGCTTCTGCTGGAGTCATAGGGCGACCAAACGCCTCAAACGAAGCTTGACGCAGATACCTGTTTGTTTCTACGGTGCTTGGATAAGACACACCACCACCCCCGCCACCACCTCCTGCTTTAGGCAACTTATCCATCATCTGCATGTAGGCGCGAGGAGTAAGCCGAGCCAAGTTTGCCGAATTTACAAACGAGTCAAATGCTGCGTAGTCAGTGTCTGTCATTCCCTGACCAAGCAAAGCCATCTGTGAAGGAGACTTGCTTCCGTAATGCTGAGAGCTCTTTAGAGCTTGAAGGAACTGTGGGAGCTTTCCTTCCATCTTTAGTTGCTGAAACAACGGGTTAGCTGCAGCGTTGCCGCTATTGTCCGTCAGACTTTGGTTAGTAATCTTGCCGCCCTCGTCAACAAGATTAGTCCCATAGTAAGTCCACTGGACATTTGATCCATAACGCTTCTGCTCCAACCCGGCATATGCCTTGCCGGTCATTGGGTCAATAGTGTTCTTAAAGTCCCCAGATACTGTTCTTGGTATTGCAGCCATTTGTTGTGGCTGAAGAACGCCTAAATCGGTGGTAGTTCCAACAAGCTGTTTTGTAAGCATGTTGATGCCAGCATCGGTAAGCGGTTGCTTATCCTTTTCTTCCTGACGCTTTCTCTCTTCTTCTGTCTGAGCAGAGCCAGCTTTTTGCATGTCAGCAAATATTTGCCTGACTTCAATTGCGTTAGGTTGACGGCCCTTCTTCTTGGACCATTCAGCGATAGCTTTCTTTAGATCTTCCTCAGTTATTTGAATTGGATCAGCCATTAGTCCTCGACCTCTTGTGCTAGAAAGCGCTGCCAGATTCTATCAAAATATACGTTTGACTTAGCCAAGGCCTCTCCGTACTGAAACAACTCAGAACGTTTTCCGGCAAGCGACTTTGAAGAAAGAGTTTTCTTTCCAGACTGCGCAATAATAGATTCGCGCAAACCCAAGTACTGTTCGATTGCTGGAACAGCTGGGTTCCATCCGACTCTAGAGTCTTTAATTAAGTTGCCAAGTTCGACCAAGTCGTTCTCGTATTCGTTTGTAACGAACTCAGCCTTTGGTTTAAATCCTGGGTATTTTTTGCTTAACTCAACTCGGAATGCTGCCAGACGATCTGCTTGGTCTTTGGTTGGGTATGCACCAAGAGCAAGCTTGGCTGCTCGGTACCTGGACGAACCAATACGGTTCTGAGCAAGATCGATCATTTCGTTTGCAGAAAGGGCTTCACGCTCACCGTTTGTGCGCTGTCTAGCCTCAGTCTTAAAGTCAAACTCACCGAATGCAGGGGCTAGGTAGTAAGCAGTTCTGGAGTAACCGTCAATAAGTTCTTGGTTGTTTCTAGTCCAGTCTCCAAAGTCGTCAGTAGTTTCTAGACCAGGAGCAACCGCCCTGCTCTTTGAGGATACGTATAGCGCTGCGTTTTCTCCGTGCAAGTTCAGGAACCGCTCAACAGCAGAGTCATAATCCTCCTGCTGCATGTCGTAGAACTCTTTCACTATCTCTCGCACGTACACATCGCCTTGGTCCGTAGGAATCTTGAATTCAGCTTGACCTGAAGTTGGTCCAATAAACTGCGACATTGCGCGCATCATCGTGATCCACTTTGCTTTTTCTGCAGCTACGTCCTTGAGTCGTTCTTTTTCTTCGGGCAGGGTAAGGTCGTACTTCCCAGTATTTGCTTCTGCCTTGATTGTCTCAAACCAAGTGTTTGCAAACACGGTGTTTGTTCTATTGCGATCCATGGCAAGAGCTTCCATGACCTTTACAGTCCATCCAGGAAGAACGCTTGACAAAGCAGTTGGTGCTCCGTATGGCAAAAGCATTTGCCTAATCTCGTCATTTTGTGGGGTATCTGCCAGCAATCTATTTGCTCCAATTTGAGCAAACGGTCCGATGCCTGGGTAAACGTTAATACCTTGAGACAGTCGTTTTACTGGAGAAGCCAAACCAGCTGTGTAGTCCCCACCAGTAATAAGCTTTGATATTGACCCAGACATAGGAAACGAGAACATTAACTCATTTGTCTGTGGGTCTTTGTAAAAGAATCCTCGACCGTCTTGGTCAGGGTCAGCATTTACTGCTCCATTATAGAAGCGTGAGAACGTCCTGTACTTATGCACACCGTCGACCAACGAGTTGGACAAGTAGTGACCAACAACTTCGGACCATGCGTTACCGAAAGGAACAACAATTCGCAATATGTCAAATAGGTTGTTTGTGTTTGATGCATCGAACAAAAGATTTTCCATCTGGTTCAAGCTCAAAGCTTTTGCGTATTCATCAAGGTTCTTTGCGGTCAAGTTGCCGTCGTGACTTGCTTTGCCGACAATTGCTTCAAGCCTTGGCAACAACTCGTCGTTACCGATGTACTTACCAATATCGTCTTTTGAACCAGCCTTGTTTGTCAAGGTCGAGATCAACTCTGATGCAGACTTTTGTGAGAGCTGATCTACGTGTTCAAACACATTTTCGTAGTACTGCTTGCGGAACACGGGGGAACGCTCAAGGGTGCGCGACGAACGAGCGTTAAGGGAAACGAAGAACCACTTGGTTGCTACGTCCATGCTCTCCTGCATCTTTGCCCAGTTGTCCATGTCTGCTTTGACTGAGCCAGTAATTTCTCTGGAAACCACAACGGGCAGACCATTTCCAGTAGCAGCGTCATACAACGGGGTGTTCATCACCATCTTCTGCAAGTACTGAGTTCCGGCCCTAAAGTTAGTAACTGATCCCTTTTCAAGAACTGGGACCACGGTCCCAACGCCTTTGTTCGAAGCAGTCTGGATAATGATTCCAGGTCGTCCGTCCTTCATGATTACGTTCTGTCCAACATCTAGACCGCCAGCACTAAGTACCATTCCGGATTCGTCTGTAAGGTCTGCGGCATTAGCCACAACTCTTTCGATGTCGCCATTAACCATGGATGGCAATGCGTCGTAGCCAGCAACAAAACGCATTGAGTTGATGTTTCCAGTTTGAGTTACTGCGTTACCAAGAACAATCTTCTCTGCGTAAACCTCAAGGATCTTCTTGACTTCGTTTATTCCTTGGCTTCTAGCAATCTCATCAATGTCAACAGATGGGAACCTCACAACATTGCCAAAAGAGTCTGACTCCTCGATGCCCTGCATGAACAATTTCTTTATGTCTTTATATACAGACTCGTTCTTTGGAGCGAGCATTTCATCAACGATACGACGGACAATTGCACCCTTGCTGCCGGACACAAGCGAAGCTCTTGCTGCAGCGCGCGACAATGGGCTCTTGTTGATTTTAGCTAGCTGTTGGATCACGCCTTCTGTATGTAGCTTTATACCGTTCTTTGGCATAGAGCGCTGCACGTCAGAGAACGTTCCAAGACCACGCAAGTGCTGCGAGTAGTCAGCCGAACCCATTCCCCTAATTCGTGTAGCTGAAGATATTCTGTCTCGCAAGTCATCAGATAGGGCGTTGATTTCGGAGTTGGCATCGTCAAGACTTCCGCGCGCCATGAGGCTGTCTCCAAAAATATTCTTTGACTTACTCTTTCCAATTACCAAAGATATGTACTCAAGAGGGTGGTTAAGAACAGAACCGGTTCCACCAAAGGTCATTCGAACCTGAGCGTCAAGCGCATTTCTGATTGAGTAACCACCGGTCATAAGCGTAAATCGTTTCCACAGTTCGTTTTGCAAGAACTCGGCACCAACGATTGCACCCTTTGCCTGTCCAGTTTTAACACGCTTTACCTTCTTCAGCGCGGCCTGCTCTGCATCAAGTTTTGCTATGTCGTCAATAGCTGACTGTGGAAGCTTCTGTTTAAGGTTTGCATACGTAGTCCTAATTGCTTCCTTCTCACTGTCGATTTCGGTAAACCGTTTTCTGTTAACAATGATTTCTCTTTTCTCGGTCTTACTGAGAATAGGCATCTTTGGCAAAAGAGAACGGTTGAATGTTTCCGCTGCTTGACCCTTTACAATGATTTCTTCCTTTGCTCCAGGAAGCTTTGACAGCGCCTCCGAGACCAATGGGTTGCGGGTGAGTCGACGCAGTACTCGATGGTCTGGCAACACACGCATTCTGTTCATCAAGTCAAGGTGTTGAATAGCTCCTTCAAAGTGGAGATCCGTTCCATACCCGCCACCAGCCGTGCTGATGCGTGTAATTAAATCGTTCCAAGTCTGAGGCTGAATGGTGTTCTTGATAGCAGGGACGTTGAGCATTGCCTGCATGAACCCAGCATCAGTATGGTTACCCATCCTGTCACGGAAGTAACTACGCATCGTAGTAATGGAAGCCTTATCGTTCTCAAGAATCTCATCGACTACTTCTCGTCTAACACCATTCTTAATAAGCGTTTTGCTAATGAGAGTGTTGTAAAGTCCGTCGAGCTCGTACCTGTCGACAGCAGAACCTCCAGTTCGCAAAGCCTTAACAGCCAGAGTGGTCAGTTCTTCTACATCTTCTTTTGGTAGACCAGCAATCTTTGCCGAGTTAGCAAACGCATTAACAGCTTTAATATTGTCCAGGTCATCTCCAGCAACCACAACAGAACGGTCTGGAACTTTTGTCAGCAAGCGTGATCGCTTTGTAAATTCCTTTACGTTTGCAAGAGGCTTCATTACGGTAACTCGTGGAGCGTAGATACCAAGGTTGCGGCTGATTGGGGTATTCCCGTATGTGTAAGCACCAAGCATTGCAGCAATTACTTGATCCTCTGTCTTTGCTTGGGAAAGATTGTACGCAACGTCAGTAGGTGCTTGACCTCTAAAAACTTTAGAGAAAATCTTGCCCGGATCATCTTCGTCGATCAGCTGATTAACCATTCTCTTGGCAGCTGGGTTGCTGCGCATAAATGTGTCGAACTTGCGGATGTCCACTTGTGGCCCGTTAAGACCAGCTTTGATTCCTGCTTCAAACTGAATCAATGCTGAAGCCGGAGTATTCGGGTTAGCTTCTTGTAGAGCTTTTAGCCAATCATCCACCTGTGACTCTGCCCTACTTACTTCAGACACCAAAGGCACCAGACCGCCGCGAGCAGTAGTTGTTGCTGCCCTAATTCCTTTTGTTACAAGCTTTGTAGGGTCTGGGAGGATGAGCATTTGTATTGCGTCAATGACCCCTGAAACGGTCCCATACATTGATGATTCTGGTTCAAAGAATGTAGACGCAACCATTCGTCCTGTTGTAAATGCAGAACCGTTAATCATTCCGCGTCGAGCGCGTGCTTCTCTTGCCTGTGCTTCTCGAAGAGTCTCACTAATAAAAAATCCAGAACCCTGTTCTTCTGGGTTTGCCAACAACTGACCAATCGATGTTGACTCCCAAAAACCACCTTGCGGCTCTGCTCCGTACTCGATGGTCCCACCAAGAACGTCGTATATTGCACCAAGAGTTTTTGCAGATGCGTACTGAGCCATTTCTGGAATTATGTCTAGTGCAGCAGTACCCCACCTAGTTACAGGCTTCAAGTCTTGGATTGATTCGTACAGCGTGTCGCCAATAAAGTGAAGAGGCTTTTGCACCTGATCTGGTGCTAATAAGCCAAGACCTTTGCCAACCCACTTTGATGCAAGACCTGTAAGCTGAAACACCTTTCCAACAGATTTAAGTACTGTATTGAGTCCAAAAAATGAACTCTCTGTTGGCATTGATTCAGCTTGCTGTACTCCAGAAATATAACCAGCCGTGTCCACAGCATCATCAGATGCTCCGGCACGAGCAAGAGACAGCACGGTTTCAGGCTTAAGCCATGGGTTTGTGCTATATATCTGAGACGCTCTTTGGGCTACAAAGCCACCGTCGTCCAATGCCTGTATGTTGCTTGGCTTATTCTTTGCAATTACGGCGTCATTGGTTACTGGATCTAAGCCATTTTGCCATTTCACTGAAGCAGTCCCCACTTATCGAGCATCATCGTTAGCTCTTGTGTAGGGTGCAACTGAGCAATTGCTCGCAATTCTTCTACCGCTACCTGTGTCTCTGTGCGAATTGGTACTCCGGCCTGAAGCGCAGATGGACCGGGGCCAAAGTTGGCTCCAGCAGTAATTGGTTCGTTTGGACGCTTTGTCGGACCAAGCAATGGTGGCAAACTTCCTGGCCTTACTATTGGTGCAGAACGTTGTGCGTCTACTGGACTAGGGCCAGCAGGGACAGCTTGTTGCGCCCTCTGCATGTTTGCCTTATCGCCATAGGTTGGCGGGTTAAGCAAATCAGTTCTGTTGTTTACTGGCTGTGCCACGATCAACCTCCAAGTTGTGCTAATAGAGCGTCAAGACCGCCAGCACCCTGCGGTGCTTGAACTTGAGACTCAGCTCCAGTGCCAGGCATCGCTAGCCCAGGCTGAGCCATTGGGGAGTTTGCTTCAACCATTGCTGCCTGTCGGTCCTGTGCTCTCTGTTGTGTACGTGCTACAGCTTCGTACAAAGGCAAATCTTTTTCAAGGACCAGACGAGTCAAATATGCAAGATCATCAGGTTGGTATGGACCCATTGGGTCAGCAGCTTGTGACTGAATAGAAGCAAGTAATGCAGACTCAACACCTTCAGCAACAAGTCTGTCGTGTTCCATGTCTGGATCAGAAATCAACGGATCTGTCTCACGAGCAGTTTCCTTTGAGATAAGTCCAGCACCAAGACGCTGACCAAGGCTTACAACAAGTGAGTTAACGTCAGATCCAGCAGCAGAGTAGGACACATAGTGGAAGTCTGTTTCCCAAATCTTGTTTGGCACATAACTAGACGTGTATCCACCTGCTTTACCAGGAATATAGAAAGACTTCTTCTCCTTGCCCCAATAAGCCTGCTCGATAGCAATAGCAATCTTGTCCTCTTCGAGCATTGAGCTTTCGAACAAAGCCTGTGCTTCCTGAATACGGAAGTCAACAGTTGATGACAAAACGTTCTCGCCACGACGACCAGTACGAATATTGGTTGCAGACTCGCCACCAAACTCTGCCGGGATAGCACCCTCTAAGCGCTCCTGACGCTCTAAACGGTCAAGTGCCGTATCAGTCTTATATCCAGGATTGATCTGGTTCTGCTGGATGTCTCCACCCTTAACAATTCCAAGCTGTCCAGTCTTTCCATCAGCCACTTGGACGATTACAGGGTTTTCTCCTGGACGTGCAACGAGGTATTCTTCAGGGAAGATACCGCGCTCAATAGCGATTTCAGTCAGCGCCTGCAAGCGTGCGCGCGTGTAGTACATGCCAAGAATGCCGTCGAACTGGCCACGTGGCTTGTCGAGAGTAATGCGCTGTGGCATAACAACAAGTGGGCGACCAGTACGGTTTGGAATCTCTTCGAGCATTATCTGTGGCATGCCAGAACGCTGAGCCATGCTCAACGATGGATCATCCTCTGCACCCAACAACACGAGCTGAATAGCTTCTGGAGACACATACTCAAGCATTTGATACTTGGAGTCTGCATCAACCTGACCCATGCGCAACTGACCAACAATGTCCTCGCCATAACGACTCATTAGATACTGAGCTGTTGCTTTATAGGTGAAGATGCAGTCCTGTGGAAGCGGGTCATCCGGGTCATCTACGGGTGCTGCATATGTATTGAGCGGGTTGATTACCGTCCAACGAGGGATAAGCGTGGCAAAGTCAGGCTTTAGGTAGACGGGTGACGAAGAGTATCCCAAAAGGTGGCGTGCTCTACGACGCATTTTTTGTGGCATGCGGTTGTGTGTCCACATTGCTTGCATAGCCTGTTTGCGAGTTTTAGCAGTGATTTTGCTGCCTTCATTTCCATCCTTGACTGGTGGGAAGTACGGTGTTGGCATTGTGGATGCAACACGCATTGACATTTGATCTAGACCAATTACAAGCAAGTTAGCAACAGAAGCCTGTGCGCTCTTGTCAAGTTCGTTTAACGGAACAATAACGTCTCCGTTTGCAAGCTCACGAATCTTTTTCATTTGCTCATGCAAAGGACCAGCAGCACGTTTGCGCTGCTCGTACAACTGGACAATTTGTTCTGCGTTAAGAATTGCCATTAATCATTTATCCAATCTAAGGCGTCGGATTCATATTCTCCAACTGCATCTACGGCGTTTAGTCTTGATTCTTCTAGTGCTCTTGCGTATGGGTCGAGTGACTCAAGGTATGTTAGGTCTTCGTAAACCTTTTCTTTTGCCTGAGCCAAGGTTGGATTCTTAAGTTCGAATCTTACTTCCTCAGCTGTTTTGCCACGAGGTGCAGCAGCTCTTGCTTTTGTTGCTTTGCGCTCAAGCGAAGCAAGTCTTTGTGCTTCTTCTCTAATGCTTGCCTCTGACCGAACCGGGCCAAACTTATCGAACATTGGAGTTGGCTCTGGTTTAACCGACCTTGCAGCAATTGCTCGTTGCTTAGCCGCATCAAGCCATCTAGTGCTATAGAAATTGTCTCTTTCGAGTTCCATCTTTGCAGTTCTTACAGCCTGCTTATCAATCCTGCTTTGAGCCTTTTCGGCAGCCTCCTGCCTTGTAACCCAACGACCGTTTACCTTGGTGCCAAGTTCATTAGTCCACGTGTCTGGATCCCATACTTTGCCAAAGCTTTCTGGAGTCTCCTGAACGTAGTCTTTAGGCAATTGGGTGCCAAAGTCCTGTGCAAATGGGTTAGATGGCAATCCAGTAGATGGTGCATCATATAGTTGAGTCCTAAACTCAAGCATTTCTGCGTTCATTTGCTCTTTTGTTATCTCTTTTGCTCGCCACCTAGCGACAACTTCTTTACGCTTTGCCTCTATTGCTGCGCCAATTTCGTCCGTCCTTGAGTCAGAAACGCTTGCATAAGGGGAATTCAACTCCCTACGAGCCGCACGGAACTCTGCAGCATTAATGTTTGTAAAACCTTTTTCGTCAACAATTCCGTAGTCTTTTGTTACGTTTGAATCAACCATTGGATCGAGTTGCTGGCCGCGTTCAAATCCTCGATTAAGGTACTCAATGTCACCAAACGCTGCTTGGTCTTCTGCTTTAATCTGACGGAGAAGCCTCTCTCTACGAATTGAAGAAGCTTCAATTTGAGCGGCTTCCGACCTCTGAGAAACAGTAAGTCCACTATCGCGTGCGCGTAGACCTTCTTCTGGAGTATCTCCGAACCTCAAACCGTAAGAACCAAGGCCATCGTCTGTCTTTTCTGCAGCCAACTGACCAGCGATAAACTTCTCTTCCTCTTGCGCGCCCATGGCTCGCATTGGTTTGGCCCTACGTAGACCAGGTTTTGCCAACTGACTAACCTGCTGGCTTACGCCCTCTGAGAATGCTTCGCCAAGTTCTCTGTTTTGCTCGATCAAGAAGTTTGCAAAGCTTGGTTCGTTAACGCTTAATTGACGGAACCAGTCACTTTGGGTCAGACGTTGCCATGAACGAACACGTCCCTTGCCGGTCATTCCCTTAAGCTTGCCTTGTGCGTTAAAGAACTGTGCAGCTTGCTCACGCAAACGTCCAGTTGCTGCTGGCAATGGTTTGGCAGGGTCCAGATAATTGATAAGAGGTCCAGTTGTTTTTGCTGTAGCTTTTACTTCAGCAAGACTCTGTAGGCCTGCATCAATATTTTGAGTTAATGGAGGGGTGTTACCACGAATGGCTGTGTTCTTAAGAGCGACCATTGCGTCAGTTCCAAGAACTTGTTCAATTTCTTTTTCTAATCTTGCTTGTGCATCGTCAATCGCAACGTTAGTTGCCCCTTGAGCACTTCCAGTTTCTCCGCGTAAACCACGGAATCGAGCTACATACTCTTTAACTTCTTCTGGAGTTGGCTTGCGAGTAGAGCGAACTACACGCTTGCCTGCACTAGCTTTCTTTGCGTTGCCAAGTTCACGGAAAAACGCGTTTTCTTCTGGGGTTAGGTCCTTATTAAGCCATGCATCTTCTACTGCGCTAAGAGGTTTAGCTTCCCCGGTTAGAGAAATGTTTTGTTGTGCCCAGTCTGGCACTTGACCTGGCTCAAGCATGACCCTGCTTCGGCCAACTGGCTCGCCACCAAACATAAAAGGACCAAGTTCAGCGTTTGAACTTACTGGAGTTACCGCAGTTTTTAGTTCTGTTTCTTTTGCAGCTCTGTTTGCTGCACGTTGCGCCCTTCTTTCAGCATTTCTTTGCGCTTCATAAGCTTTTTTGCCAGCAATACGCTCTTCTTCTGTAGCGTAAACAGTACGCTCGCCTTTGGCGACGATCTTTCCTGACTTCTTGTCAAGTACGCCTGCTACCCATTCACCTTTTTCCGCATCATAAAACGCGTTACGACCAAGTCCTTTCGGCTTTGGTGGGATTCCTCCAGCTGCTGCAGCTTCTTTTGAGCCAGCAAGCGACACTGGCTCTGGAGTTCCTTCAGCAAGGAAACTATTGTCAGGTGTCTCCGGCAACTTTATTCCCCTTGACTTGGAGAATTCAGCCGAGCGCTTGTTAAACGCCATAAAAGATTCGCCCTGCATTTGCACTGGGTAACCCTCTGGGCTCATACCAGAACCATCATCGATAAACGCAACAGAGCGTCGCGTACGCGACATTCCGCCCTGAACACGTTCCATCACACCTTCTCTGTAAGAAGTGGTGCCACGAGGTTGCTCAAAACCTGCTGGTGCCTTAAACACCTCATCAGAGTTTTCTACCTGCCACCTCTTGAGACGCTTTCCGTAAGCTTCAGCTGTTTCATTTGGTCGCTGTCTTGGAGGGTTCTTTGTTGCTGCTCTTACCGGCTCATCTTCAACAACGCTGAGAGCAGGAGGTTTGCTTTCACCCCTGAATGCAGGGTGATTGCGCATTACATCAGCGCGAGGGTTGCCCTCTACAACAGAAAGTCCTTTTGCTGGAGCAGGCGTTGGCTCTGGCGAAGGAACCGGCTGAGCTTGAGCTTCACCAATTGTCTCAGCTTTTATTTCTGCTTGTTTAATCTCAAGAGCTTTTTCTCTGTTTGCTTTTTTCGTAGCAGCGCCTTTTCGAGCAGCAATTTGACGAGGTGTCAGTTCAGCAACGCCATCTTCTTCCAGTTGCTGAGCTACGGTATTCGCCTTTGAGTTAGCAAGTGATACTGGTTCCTGTGTTGCACCTTTGCCAAACGCTTCATCAAATGCGTTGTAATTAGTTGCAGACATTTCATCAAGCGTTTGATTTTCTGCAGCTGTTCTTCCGGCTCTTGCTCTAGTGCTTGGTGCCGGAATAATAATTCCAGATTCGGTTTGCGTTTCACCGGGCAAATCAATTTTTGTTGGCTTAGGTGTTTCGACTTCAACCTTAGGAGTGCCAACTCGACGTGGAGACTTAGTTCCACCAGTTATAGGTCCTTCCCTCCATGGAGTTCTTGGGGTTATTCCGGTTGAAATTCCAGGGCTTGAAGCTCCGCCTTCTTTCCACGGAGTCACTGGCTGAACAGGAGTGTCATCTGCCCACTTTTGTACAGCTTGCCATGCTGGCTTAATCTTTGGAACAAGTCTCGATATTCCAGCACCGACCAAGTTTCCACCCAGTGAAGCACCGCCAACAATTGCAGCTGACTTAAGATCAGTCTTGCCTTCAAATCTACCTGGGTCTCCAGGCATTCCACCCAAAGCACCCTTTCGCTCAAGCAAGTTTCCGAGTCGTTCGGTTAAGTTGAATGTTGCTCCTGTGGCTATTGCACCACCAACAAATCCACCAAAACGTGTTCCAGCAATTTCAGCACCAAGAACAGCTGCTCCAGCTGTTGTCTTGTACAAGTTTGTCCAGTCGTATGGAGCGGCAACGTAACCTTCTTCAACCTTCTTTGCGGCAGCGGCACGCAATGGGTTACTTGCATTTATGCGAGCTTCATTTTCTTTGCGTAGTCGAGCCCCACGCTGTTGATTTAGCGCTTGAGGATTAGCTGGAGCCTGTGGGTTGATGCGGTTAACAAGAGCACTAAACTCACGACCCTCGGCAGCATTTGTTGATGGGGGAGTGTATGTAAGTCCACTCTGATTAAATACAGGAGGACGCGGTTCTCCGCCACGAGAAGGTGTGCCCTTTGTGCTTGGTCCGGTTGTTCGACCAGGCTCTCCACCGCGAACAGGATTTGGGTTCTTCGTTTGTGGACCCATGTACGAAGTCGATGGCTGAACAACTTGGCCAAGCGACGTGGTTGTCTGCGGAGCCTGATATGAAGTAGGAGGAGTATTTACGCCACTTGTAGTCGTATTTTCTTTTGGCTTTACAGGCGTAGGAACGTTTGTAGCGCTTGGTGCTACAGGAGCAACCGGAGCTGTCTGGGTGGCCTTTGATTCGCCAAGCGATTCCGTATTTCGAGCAGCATTAAAACGGCTAATGTCACCGGGTGTGTAGAAGCCCTCACGAGTCACACCACCAGACTGAAACTTTGCGCGCAACGCTGCGCGGTCGACATCTTTGCCCGCTGCTTCTAATTCATTCGCACGAGTCTGTACATAAAAACGTTGACGTGCTACTTCAGGTGCAAGCTGGGGATTGTTCTGTACAAACGCTACGCGCTCCGCTTTACGTTGCGCGACTTTGTTAGGATCTTCCTGCTTTTTTCCTTTAGCCACGGGGCTAATATATCACACTAATACCAAGAGGGTCGCCACAGTTTTGGTGGTCGTTTTGGTTCGACCATCTGTGGAACGTGTAACTCAGAAAACCAATGAGCCATCACCAGGTCGGTTCCATGTTTCTTTCCACGCGACCACGTACTCATCTCATCAACGAATGCCATCGTCTTCCAGTTATCACGCATGTTAGGCAAACGCACTTGCCCGGTTCTCCATAGTGGAGGCAGCAAAGCTTCGATACCAAGGCTCTCGTCTAACTTGTTCCTTGAGGTTGTGTGCGGAACGATGTTTACATTATGAAGGGCTTGCCACTTACGGACAAAGTCATGAGCTAGCAAGAATCTCTGGGCTGCGTTTACTTCCACAATCCAGTGCGATATCGGGTAACCCATCTCGAAAGACTTAGATTGCCATTCTTCCATAACGCCCGCATAAGCTCGCGATGCCGTGTCGTATCCAAGTAGCTCCTCTGCAGTAAGTTTGATCCGGGCTAACTCGATTAGATATCGAAGATTAGTTTCCGGTTGATAAAGCCACCACTGAATCCCCCAGTACTCTGTAGGGCTTGGGTCGACGGAAGCAATACTAATGATTGGGGGCGAGAGGTTAGGTGGTATGTACCCATACGATCTGTCTTTATCGATGCACCCTGGATATAGAACTCCGTCACTGCCCATTCCTCCTGTAGCCCACGTACGCTCAATTAAGTAGTGGCCTTCTGCTAGGTCTTCTTGCTGATAAACAATTTTGAACTTATTAAGAGAGCTGTGCTTTACGTATGATAGGTCTTTCCAGGACAAACGGAAAGGTTCTAGCAGCGGCCCGTTAGGCCAAGCTGGTGCAGTCATCTTTCTGGACTCAGGCCCTGTGTCTAGCTCGTCGTAATAGGCCTTATAAATCAAGTGCTTGTACTTATGCGACTTAACAGGCTCTACATCGTCCGCCTTTTGGGTGACATCTTCGCCCGTATAGGCGTCATCGTCGATTTCATACGAGGTTTTAGCCAGGCAATGGGCGTAAAGGTCCAGTGGACCCAGTCTTTGACCAATAACAGCTAGCAATCCGCCCGGATCGCAG